GTCAACTAAAGGACAAGTATTTTTTCCTAATAGAACGCAAAACATTAAAGCATTTTTTAATGATGTTGATAGACCATTTTTTAGCGTGAATAGAATAGAAGAAGATAAAGCAGTAGAAATATTTAGAAAAACTTTTGAGCGAGAACTTAGAATATGAGTGAACGAGAAGATATAGCGGCTCACATTGTTACAACCTTATCTGCGGTTAGCAGTCCGATAACTTTCGGCAAGGTAACAAGAGAGCCTTTTGAAATAGATGAATTGTCCCAACAACAATTCCCAGCAGTCTTTGTACAGACCGCTGATGAGACTAGAGAAGATGTCAGTATTAAAAATAGTGGCATAACTAGAACAGGGACGATTGATTTTAGAATATTTGGTTTTGTTACAACAGCAAGTACAACGACAAGTAATATAGATACTAAGAGAAATGAATTAGTAACAACAGTTGAGACAGCTTTGGATAGTGACAGAACTAGATCAGCTAACGCATTGGACACCCAATTAGTTAGTGTAGAAACAGATGAGGGAAGTATATTTCCTTATGGTGGTGTGATTATGACTATAAGGTGCTTCTATAAATTTACACAAGGAACACCATAATATGAGTAATAAAACATATTTAATTAAAAATGGAGTTACTGTATTAACAGATAATCCAAATAAATTTCTAGATGATGGTTGGGTGCATAAGCATAACAATCCTGAAGCTAAAAAACCGAGAGGAACAAAATATGGCAAAAAGAATAAAACTCCAAAATAAAGACGGAGATACTATTGAGGTATGGGATAACCAAGTAGAGGAAATGACACAACAAGGTTGGTCTGATTCATCTGCAAAACCCAAAAAAAAATCAACAATTAAATCTTTTAATACAGAAGAAGGAGAAGAATAATGGCAGTACATACAGGCTCAGCAGGAGTTGTAAAAATAGCATCTAACACAGTAGCGGAAGTAACAGCTTTCACTATGGAGACAACAGCAGATGTAATCGAATCAACTCAACTGTCTGACACAAATAAAACATACGAAGTAAGCAGAAAAAGTGGAACAGTAACAGTTGAATGTATGTGGGACGAAACTGACACGAATGGTCAGATTGTTCTACAAGAAGCAACAGGTGTAACTTTACTACTTTACCCTGAAGGTGCAGATAGTGGAGATTATTTCTACACAGTACCAGCAATCGTAACAGGTAACTCAGTTGCAGTAACTATGGACGATATAATTAGACTATCAATTTCTTGTCAGATAAATGGTGCTATCACCAGAGGTACAGTATAATTTGACAATTAATCCAAATTAGGATAAAAAAAGTGTATGTCAGCAATAGATATAATTACAGACCATTTTAAATCTTTAGATCAAGGTGAAAGTAAAACCTTTGAAAAATGGGAAGGTTTAACATTTTATAAACAACCAATAAACCTTAAGCAAAAAGGCAAATTGTTTAAAAAAATGGAATTAGATGCTATCGAAGGTCTGGCATACGCTTTAATTGAATTAGCCTTAAATGAAAAAGGCGAAAATATGTTTGATCTTGCTGATAAGCCTAAACTAATGTTAGCCGCTGATCCTGATACATTATCAGAAGTAGCAACTTGGTTAATGGAAACACCTGAAAAAAAAGACATTAAAAAAAAATAGATTACGATCACGACTTTTCAGCAATAATACAATTAGCTGATTACCTTAAAATACCTATTCAACAAGTAAGAGAATTTTCAGTAGAAGATTTTTTGGCTTGGATTGTGTTCTTAGAAGATAAAAACAAAAAAGAACAGCAACAAATTAATATGGCGAAAGCTAAATCACGATCTAGGAGATAGATGACTAAAAAAGTTAAAATTGATATAGTAGCACAGGATAAAACTAGACAAGCTATTGCAGGAGCAAAGAAGAATTTAGATGGTTTAAAAAAATCAGTATTCAATCTTAGAAATGCTTTTATTGGTTTGGGTGCAGGTTTAGTAATAAGAAATCTAGTAAATACAGGTAAAGAGATTGAAAGCCTACAAGTAAGATTTAAGTTTTTATTTGGTACTGTCGAAGAGGGAACAAAAGCATTTGATTCATTAACTACATTTGCCGCTAAAGTACCATTTAGTTTAGAAGAAATAAGTGCCGCTTCTGGTAACTTAGCTGTCGTTGCAAAAGACGCAAACGAATTATCTGAAATATTAAAAATTACAGGTAATGTTGCCGCAGTAACAGGATTAGATTTTCAAACTACTGCTAGTCAAATTCAAAGAGCCTTTAGTGGTGGTATAGCCGCCGCAGATGTATTTAGAGAAAAAGGTGTCCGAGATATGCTTGGATTTCAACAAGGTGCAACTGTATCTGTTGAAGAAACTATTAAGAAATTTGAAGAAGTATTTGGAGCAGGTGGAAGATTTGGAGGTGCAACAGACGCACTAGCCAATACATTTGCAGGTACTGTTTCAATGATACAGGATAAAGTATTTAAGTTTAAACAAACTATTAACCAAACTTTCTTTGAAGAACTAAAAAGAATATTTGGTGATTTAAATAAAAACTTAGAAAAAAACGAAGGTAAGATTAATGCTATCGCTGTTTCGATTGGAGTAGGATTAGCAAACGCAGTTAAAGCTATTGAGGATTCAATGGGTTTCTTATCAAGAAATGCAGATAATGTAGCAAGGATATTCTCAGCTATTATTGCTCTTAAAATGGTAGCAGTATTTGTTAGTATTGCAAAAGGTGCGTTAGAACTTTATAGATCAGTTGTTTTATTAGCGACTGCATTACAATTATCATACGGAAACTTTCTTGCGGCAGGTGCAATAGCTGCCGCTTTAGGAGTTGCGTATGTTGGTGTAAATAAAGTTGTTAATGATCTTATGGGTAGCTTTGATGGTTTATCTGATTCAACAGAATTTTATGCACATCAACAAGAACAATTTAGAGTTAGAAATCAAAGCACAGTTGAATCTAACGAAGAAGTAAAAGCGTCATTAGATACTGTCGCATTAGGTTATACTGATATTGGAAACGCTTGTCAGATAGCAGGAGAAAAAATACAAACATTCGATCAATTATTAGCTGAAACAACTAAGAAGCAAGAACAGGACGAAGCAAGAAAAGCACAGACATTTGAGAGAAATTTATCTAACTTTAAAGACATTAAATTTAAAGAAATAGATTTTGAAGATATGTCTCAAGAGCAAAGACAAAAATTAACTAAAGAAGGTTTTAGATCAGCATTAGAAGAAGGTTCTAAGCACAGTAAAAAAATGTTTAGATTAAATCAAGCATTAAACATTGGTGAAGCCATAATGAATACTGCAACAGGTATTACAGGTGCGTTAAAACTTGGTCCTGTGGGAATACCATTAGCAATAGCAATAGGTGCTATGGGTGCTATGCAGATTGCAACAATAGCCTCACAACAACCACCTGCACAATTTGGTGGATCTAGATTACCTAACAGTCCATTCCTAGTTGGAGAAAAAGGTCCAGAATTATTTACACCTAACACCGCAGGAACAGTTACACCTAACCATCAATTACAAGGCGGTGGTGCAACAGTAAACTTTAATATTACAACAGTTGATGCTCAATCATTTGGAGCGTTACTAGATACGAGAAGAGGACAGATTGTAAATATGATTAATACAGCTTTAAACAATAAAGGTCAGGCGGCTCTAGTATGAGTGGTGCATTTCCTACAAGTCCTATTGCTAGTGCGGTTAATATTAAAAGTAATCAATCAACGATTGTATCAACAGCAATCAATGGACGCAGACAGGCTAGACAATTACAAAATCATAGATGGTCTATGACAGTAGCTTTTCCACCAATGACTAGAGCAAGTTTTGCTCCAATCTTTGCGTTTATAACAGCACAAAGAGGGCGTAAAGAATCATTTACATACACACCGCCAATTATTGATGACGCATTGGGAACTGAAACAGGATCAGTATTAGTGAATGGAGTACACGCTGTTG